AACTCGCTCATTTGAAGAAACTCGGTGATGTGGTTGCTTCTTTTATTCTTTTAATGTCCTGTTCGCTCAGGGTTTCTTTACCAAGTACCAAAGAAGTTGTAGGGTTGTCGTACCCAACAGTCGCGCCCTCCGCCTTAATTTGCGCCATACCAAACCCAGTGCCACCGCCACCAACCATCGCAGTTGTAAAGTAAGGGCTATCACCTTTCAGTTGGTTCTCCATCTGATCTTTCAGCAATTCACGCATGACCTTTTCGTCAAACTCTTTGCGTCGTACTTCTTTCAGTGCTTCGTGCAACGCACCCTTCTCAGGCTCGGTCAACACATCACGGAAATTGGCAGAGAACATAAACCGCCATTTGTCGGCTTCGCCATAGAACTCATTGGGGTTGGACTCCATACGCCCTACCAGCGCACGTACACCTGCGGATAATTCAGCCATCGTTAGCTCCTTCATTGTTTCATCAGTTGGATAAGTTGTTCGAGATATTCAAGTTGCTCTTCGGCAATGACAGCGGCTATGCCGCCGCATTCTTTTATCTCTCGAATGTTTTTGTCTTGCAATGCTGTGGTCGTGCCTTTGCCCGCCTTGGCTTCAATCGCAAGGAAGTTTCCGTTGACACAACAAAGAAAGTCGGGGACTCCTGAACTGCCGTAGCCAGTGCCGATTGGCATGGCGAAATAGACGCTGTGGTCTTTCAGGATTTTTTTGATCTTGGCCTTGACCTTGGCCTCGGGTGTTGCCGCCACTAACTACTCCAATTTGTTTTCAGGCGACGATAATAACACACAGCTTGACTTTGTCAAGTACCGACGTAAAAAAGCCGCCCGAAGGCGGCTAGGACTTACCCTAACAAATGTTAGGCAGGGGGTTGGCAGATTACGTGCCCCCGATCACGTTGCAAGTTGGATGAAGTTAAAGTACTCCAAGAGGGAACTTCACCCAAAGAGACACCGTCACATCTGCCAGCTAGGTCGTCCCCCAATCAATTTCCCCCCTCTTGATTTTTAAGCCTGTGCGATTGCTCGGTCAAGATACCATTTAGCCTTCTCTAAGTCTTGCTTGCGGTTGCCTTTGTGGTCGGCACGGCTGATGTACTTCACCGCATTACCAAGATGATAAGTCAGACCCTTGGCCTCAATAAAGTCGATGGTTTCGATTCCTCCTACTTTGTAATGCCAAGGATGGTTCACCGGGTCGGGTTGTGGTTCAATCATTGTGATGGCTTCGGGGTTCAAACGCTCGGCCAGCGCATCTTTTGTATCTTCGCTCAGCGCATTGGTGTTCACCCATGTGTAGAGGTATCCATCTTTGGTTTCAGGTGTGGGCAGTGGTGTCGCTTTCTTCTTGGGTGCTTTGCGGGTTTTTAGGGCGGCTACGTCCTTCACTGCGTTCTCCTCCATCCCCCGCTTGCACATGTACGCAATCGAATACGTGGTCTTGAACTTCTTGGCTACTTCAGAGACTGTAGCTGTTGGGTTCTCGGTGTAGTGCTCACGCATCAGTGCGGCGCGGCTTGTGGTTGCTTTCTTAGTTGCCATTGTTAGCTCCTTGCTGTTGGCTGTTTACATACTCGGTAAGAATTTCACGGATTTTGGCTTGCTTTGAATATGGATAGTGGGTGTTGAAGTAGTCCATCACCTCTCTCGATAGTCGCAAGCTCGTGTTGAAAAGGGTTGGCTTCTTACTTGGGCCTCGTCCTTTTCGTTTTATAGTTTCTTCAACCATTCTTAGACTCCCTCTTTCGTTTATGTTCTATCAGATACTTTCTTAACCATACACTGCCTCCAAGTTTGCGCCATTCTTTAAAAAGTTCTTCTGTTAACCTTGCCCCAACAATTTTTGGGTTGGTGGTCAATTCACTCTTGGGTCTTGGCATTTGTGGTCATCTCCAGCGGACTTGGTTAAAAATATAAGGTAACAGTTACTGCACCGCCATACAAGACCTTCTTGCACGACCGTTCTGCGCTCCCCGTGTTCCCCACGCGATTTACCAAAAAATGTTCTGATTGCTTCAAGCATGTCTACTCCAGTCTGTGTATCCAAGAATTTTCATCATCGCTGTTTCATGAATTGCATCCCACCAAAATCGAACACCGCCTTCTGTTACAACAAATCGCCATAACGTGCCGTAGTCATCGGTCGTGTACCAAACATTGCGTGTCGTAAGTCTGCCGTTGATGTTGTGTACCTCAAGCACCTTGTTGCTCCTTCCATCGTTTGCATATACGTTTCACAGTATCAGTTTGGTGTCTTTTGTCTTTTCTCAAACAGATTTCACTTAGCTGTCGTTCTTTTGCTTTTTGCTTTAGCGTTTTTTCCACTGGCGGCGCGGGTTCGGGGAACAAGCCATTCCATCCTGTTGCCATAAGCGCCACGCTGAGTATGAGCCGATCAATCATGTGTAATCTCCCTCTTCTGTGTGTTCAGTCAATCGTGCCATCAGTCGTGCAATTCGTTGTTCGTTGTATTGAATAGCCGCATTTGCATACTCAGCCGCAGTCTCAGCTTCCAGCTTGCGCAGGTGTGCTTCCCGCAGTTCATTGGCAATGACTTCGTGAATCGTCCTAGCCCTCAACACTTCTTTGATGTATTTGACGGTTGTGGTTCTGAAACTCATTGCTCTCTTGCCTTCATCATTGCGTCTGCTTGTCGGTAAGCGGCAATTGCAGTGTCTTTAAAGTCCATGTCTTGTCGCCAGTCGGAGTCTGATAGCAACGCTTGCATAGCCTGTGCCGCAAAATAGTCCCGCAAGGTCATACCATCTCGGTATCGGTCAGGAAACGCCGCTTGGACTTCTTCTTCTGTATCGCTCATTTCTTCATCTCCCTTATGTAAATTGCAAACGAACTGATGGTGTCAGGGCCGAAGCCTTTCATGCGCTCAATGGCTACTGCCACTTCTTCTAGGGTTGCATTGCGAGCTACTTCTACTCCGTCTTTAACCCCTTGGTCGTAACTGTCGGCAACGAGTTTGGTCAATTCCTCTTTCATTTTTTCATGCTCCTTACAAGCTCTGCGGCACTGTCCATCCATCGTCTACCCATGATGTCGTCAGGTGAGCATCCATCACGTGCCTTTTCAAAACGCTGTGCCACTTCTTCGATGACGTTGTTGCGTGCCTGTGACAATTCTGTCTGTCGTCTAACCAAGTCTTGTGCTATTTTGCTCAGTCGTTCAATGTTATCGAACGCCTCGTCCTCTTCTGGTGTGGTCGGTTCAATCATCCTTGCCCCCATTCTGTAAAAAATAAATTGCCGCTATGAAGATTGCACCAGCAACCAAAGCTACCAAGCCGCCCAACAAAAACACTGCAACCCAAGTTAATACATCCCATAACATTTGTTATCCCCTTTTCTTTTCTTTGTGAACATACCCACGCTTGGCAAGCTTTTCGGTTACGCTAGTACCACCACGCAGTGCGTCCTTAGCCCCCCTCATTACTTCGTCATGGATAATCAGGTCGTGCGTCCTCATAAGTGAGTAAGCCAGCTTCTCTGTTTCTTGCTTGACCCAATCAAACGTGCGGTATGTCTCTTTCACCACATCGGGATACATTGAGCCTTCAATAACTCGTCGCATGTGAAACATCGGAACCAAGTCACCTGAATGAGCGCAGTCAAACCCGAACCACTTGCGCCTATCCATCTTGTCGCCAAAGGTCAAGCCGCCATGCGCATGAACACCAACCTCCTCTGCGTCTTGGTAACTCATACCCCGCAATTTGTTACCTATGGGTACTGCAACATACCCACACAGAGCTAACGTTGACTCGTTGCGCATAACACGGCAACGATACCCAGTGCCTTTGTGAATCCACTCTTCAAAGTCAGGTTCGTTCTCCCACGGCCTGTGCTCTATGAGTAGCTTTGCTTTCTGCGTGTCATCTAACATTTGTTATGTCTCCTCTACGATCAACACGAACGTCTCATCGTTCACTCTGCAACCTGTGTCCGATATGAACGCCTCGGCTTGCACTAGCTTCAACATACCCAACTTGCCACGCATCCAATCGGGGAGCGTATTATCATCAAACAAGTCCACCTTGTCACCTATCTTGACTAGGTATTTACCACCATCTTTGATGACAAGCGCGGTCTTACCTGCCTCGAACTCAGCCTTAGCTTTCTCGATAGTCATCATCTCATCGGCTAGGCGTTTGTCTTCCTCCATAGCCATCATGATTTTGTTGCGCTCATGCTCTGCACCTGTTTTGATATGCTCAAGGAACAAAGGAAAGCCAGTTCCCATGATGAACGTATGCGCGGCAGTCTTGATAGTGCTCTCGGCAGAATACTTCTCGCGGTCTTTCAGCCGCTTCTGATGAGACATAACTTTCTCCGCATTCTCCATAGCCTTCTCGATACGCTCGTTGGGCTTGAGTTTGAAGAACATCTTCTTGGCCTTGAGCACAGCCTTGTCTGCATCTACTGTGCTATACCCTGTACTACGCTCTCGTGTCTTGGCGATACGCTCGTTGGCAATGTGGATTACATCGTTGTTGCCCTTACGTTCGCGGGAAATCTTACCTATCTCTTCTCCATGCTCAAGTACACTGAAGTTTGTAAGCGCAAGTTTGGCTTCGCCCTCGCCATACCCATAGCCCCAACCAATAGCGACAAATCTCCACAGCGGGTTCAGTGTGGCCAGACGTTGAATGGCTGGGTCTATTACCTTATGCACAAATACTTTATGGGTGTCGCCCCTAATCTCGCGCTCGACCATTTCCTGTTGTAGCTTTGCGCCAATCTCTACGTTGTTCAGTTCTAATGTGTTCATGCTCTGCTCCTAACAATTGTTATTACCACTCGAAACGCTTGAGGATGTCGTCCACCTTGGACTTCAACTCGCTACGTGAATCTGCATGTTCTTTGATGTCCTCAATGTCAGCAGTCACCATCGCCAACTCCAACTGTCTACGTGCTTCCTCCAACTTGGGGTCATTGGTCACGTTCAGCTTGGTCAGCAGTCCACACAACTCAATGGGGTTAGAGATAAGTGTGTCGTGGTAACGCTTCTTGCCGTCGCCATCCTTGTCAGTCAGCTTCTCAGAGATACCCACCAACATCTCGTGCAGTCTGTCCCACGGCTCACGCATGGCCTCGGCCAACTTGTTCTCTTGCTGTGCAATGAACTCGCTACGCATCTCCTCCAAGTCATACGCAGGAATGTCTAAGCGAAAGTCGCCCGCCTCGGGCACAGGTTTAACTGTGCGCTTGAACCCGAACTTCAACCTAACATCTGTTAGGTCGGGGTAGTCCTCGGCCTTGTACATAGTGCCTAAGTTAATAGGTGCTTCTGCAACAAGACGCGGGTACTCGATGAAGAAGTTGTCGCACATCATGTTGAATGTCTGCTCGAACCCATTCATGGTCTGCTTGTAGTCCATGAACAACGCAGTCGGTAACATGCGCTCACCCTTGTCTGCCCACGGCAGTGTGTGCCGGTTGTGATACAGACGGATACGTGCGGCGAAGTCTGAGATGTCTTTGCGTAGTGACGTACCTGCAAACAGATTCTTCTTGGTCTGACTCGCACCACGAACCGCAGACGCATCGCTGTTCACCTTGTCGGTGATCTCCCTGTCCAACTTGGACGCAGGCCATACGCTGATATTCAATTCCACTAACAACGCTGATGAACTAATACTCATTTTGATTCCCCTTGTTTAGATTTCTCTTGTTTCCACCAATAACTCCATGTCGTCTCGTTTTTATCTTCCAACGCTAATTCAAAAGCCCATTGCACATTCCTCATTAAGTCCAGCATTTGGTCGTGGCGTAGCACTTGGAACGCTTCCCCATTTTTAGCATTACGGCTGTTCTCTGCGGCTTCCCATACTTTTTCCCAGCCCTTGTCCCAATCAGTCATATCAAACCACCCAAGATAATCATGCACATCTTCCTCAACCCCAACCAAATAGAACCGCACCATGCCGTTCTTGTGCGGGATACCATACGGTTCAGTCATCCAATCGCTCATTTTGATTCCCCTTAATTAAAAATTTCTTCGACTGACTCAACACGCCAACTACCATCTGCCTTCGATGCTTCAAGCGACCTTGTCGCCATTGCCTCAGCTTCATCCTCGTTCTCGGCTAACACTGTTACGGTTACGTATGCCGTGTACTCCAACTCCACTTCAAATGTTTTCATTGCTCTTCTCCTGTAATTTCTTCAAAGTTTTGAATCTCACTATCACCATCTGACTTACGCATGTGAAACTCGTTGTACATGATCTCTCGCGCTTGGTCTTCGTTCTCCGCTTCTACGGTTCTCTCTTGGTAGTACGTGAATACCACCGTCCCTCTAAATGTTTTCATGTTTTCTCCTCAAAGTCTGTGTGTTTGATGCCGTACAGTTTCATCACACCGATTGCCCCATCCATCGTCAGGTTGCGAACGGTGTGCCCGCTTTTCCAGTTACTAGCCCAAGGCAATATCTCCACTTGCCACATCCACGGTTTCCACCACATGCGGTTTGGTACTGCGCCCATGATTTCTTTGCCAAGGCTACACATGTACACAGTCCCTCGTTGTATCCTCATTCCTTTTCTCCTAGTAGTCGCAAGTACGCCTCGGCTAACTGTAGGGTGCTGACTTTCACCAGTATCTTGCGTGTCTCCAAGTCGATCACTCTCCACTTGCCATACCGATGCACGATGTAGTACCTGCCCCCTAACATTTGTTAGTCCTTGATGTGGATGGTCTTGCCGTTGTCAGCTTCGCCATCAAAGTAGTCACCGACAATGCACCACAACGTAGGTGCAGTCCACTCACTGCCCCAGTCATCGCCCACGCAACCATCGGTCAGGATGATGACGCACTCGGGCTTGATGTTCTTCTCCTTGAGATACTCTGATACGCAGGTCGGGCTTGTGCCACCGCCACCCTTGGGTCGTGTTGAGTTGATGATGTTGGTTGCCTCACCATCACCATACGTCTCATGCCCCACCACATCGCTACCCCAGTACAGCAAGTCCACACACGCAGGGTTTACTTCTTCTGCGATACCCTTAACCTCGGATAAGAACTCGGACAACTCCTCGTCACCCACCGAACCCGATGTGTCAACAGCAATAACCAAGTGGCCTACCTTCTCACCGATCAACGTAGGCATGTAAACACCTGTGGATAAGAACCTACGATTAACCCTGCGCCATGACGATGCGTCCTTGGAATTGCAGATTGATTTCACAAAGTCACGCAGGACTTCACGCCAATTGACCTTCGGCTCCATCAGGTCGGCAAGCTCTCGGTCTGAACCATCTGCTCCAGTACCCGCTAACTTATGACGCGCCATCATGCCTTGGCGTATGGCTTGGTCGATCTCGCGCTCAAGCTCACGCTTCTCCTCGTCGGTCATGTCTTTCGCACCACCCCAATCGTGCTCGTCGAGGCCATCACCTTCGCCATCACCCTCGCCCCCGTCGCCATCCTCTTTCTCCTGCTTGAGTATGTCGAACACTTGCTTGGTGTTCATGCCACGGAATCGCTCGTCGATCAAACCCATCGGTTTACCCGCCATCTTGTGCCCCTTGGGGTAGCGCGGCATTGCAATGAGTGTCTCGTTCGGATCGAGGTCTCGGAGCATCAGGTTAATCACGTAGTCACAAGCCTGATTCGCCAGCTTGTGGTTCTCGTCATGCAACTTCTTCCATGTGGTCAGGTGTCGATACATCTTGTGCGATGCCTCGTGTGCAATCAAGAACCCAAGCTCTTGGTCACGCAACTCACTCACGAACTTGCGGCCATACTTCTCATCACGGCCATTGGTACATGCGGTCGGGATGTTATCCACTACGCTCGTACGTCCAACCATCAACACGCCAGACAGTAGCGCAAACTTTGGGTTGCGCATCAACATAATCTTGGCCTTCTGCACTTTACGTTCTTCTAACATTTGTTATGCTCCTTCTCGTTTAACATGTCACACACTTTTCTACACACGTTCTCATCTTCGTGTTGAAACAGGGTCGCCCACTGGGTGTCATCTGTGTCCCTCACGCACCAACCCATGATGATTAACTCCCCATGTCGATTGGTTGCGGTTATCCACTGCACGATGTATCTTGCTTGTACATCTTCGCGCAGGTCTTTGTAGTCAACGCTTGTTGTTTGCATCTTCTTCCTCCGTGTTTATCAGCATGAACAACGCTGACTCCATTTGCTCTAAGTCCTTGGTCTCAAGGACTAGGTGTCGTTTGTTCTTCATAGGCGTTCCTTCCCACCTCACTAGGGTGAACTCAAACTCTGCCATATACAACAGTTCGAACATGCGTTTCTTGATGAGAAGTTGGTAGGCAGGGTCAAGTTTTTTCAACTTCTTCTCCAACCATTCCAACTTCTCAAACTTCAACGGCAGTTCGCCTTTGTTTTCAATTGCTACGTACATAACAATTGTTAGAGCAGGTCTTGGTTCTTCGCAACCCAGTTGCTGAACGACTTGGAACTGAACGCAATCGCTTGTTTGTCCTTGGCCTTGGCAATGTTGATAGCGAACACGGCTTGCCACTCGGCATCGAATCGCTCAAGGTATTCCATGAACGGTGTAATCGTGTCCTTGGTGATACGTGAGATCGCGCCAAACACCACAATCGCACAAGCGCCCGGACTTGTAGGTATCTTGGTAGTCTTAGGGTTGCCGATGGTTGATTCCCATGTTGGTAGTTGGTCAGCGAACTCGATGTACGCCTGCATGTCCCGCGCACCACTCTCACCCAACGCACCAGTCAACGCCGCAATCACAGCATCGGGGTCGTTGAACTTACGTGACCGCACAATGTTGCTTGCAGTTGCGAGAGAACGTGGAGACACGAACGCACGCTGTGGCTTCTTCGGGTTGAAGATGTAGGGGTTGTCGCCATGCCCATCGGTGTAGCTCGCCAATACATGAGGGAATCGGCTCACCCATGCACACACTTCAGGCTCGATACCCTTGGGGATAGCCCACTCCAACCACTGTTCAGCGTCCGGCTTGGCAATCGTTATGGGTACTAAGCGATTCGCACTGTGCTGTTTCAGCGAGTCCCCGACACCGTCGGTCGTCAAGTTGCCGGTCAGGAACACGATGGTGTTTTTGTCCAATGAGATGTCACCGAGTCGCGGGTTGGCCTTCTCGAACATGGGGTGAAGCATGTTCTTCACAGGGTCAGCGCCCTTGGTGTACTCGTCGAGCATGATGACGATGGGCTTCTTCTCGTGAATCTTGAACCGAGCGTTGGGGTAGTACCGAGTCGTCTTGGTCTCGTGGTCGATCACAGGCATTGCAATGTCGCCCAAATCCATATTGGGTACGTCAATATACGCATGGTCATAACCCAAGTTACCTGCCACCTGCTCTAGTAGGGAGGACTTGCCGATGCCCGGCTCGCCTTGCAACAAGAAGATGGTCTCGGGGTTGGTACGGATAAGCGTTGCCGCTTGCTTCAAAGTCACGGACTTACCAAATTTAACTTCTGACATTTCTAACTCTCCTGATGTGCCTAACATTTGTTATGTTTCGGCGGTTGAAAAACTGACACACAAATTCCCACTCACATATATATTATACCACAAAGTTATGGTATTGTCAAGTTCTTAGCCTTGGTTTGCCTTGAACTCCTCGAACTCGGCAACCAACTTGTCCCGCACATCCTTGCGCTCAAGCAATACCCGAATGAACAAGTCAGCCGCGCGTTGTTCCTGTCTGTATCTAAGTGCGTATCCAGTAGCGAGTACGGCCCAGCAAAACAGTGCAATCTCTGTCAATGAAAATTCAATCATGTGTTTTCTCCTTTGTATAACATTTGTTATTCCCACCCCATCATCCAATGCTCATAGATGCCGCTCGACACCTTGCCCATCGGTAACTGATAGCGCACCAACACCTGATTGGCGTACAACTGAAACAGTACATCATCAAGCAGTGGCACGATATGCTTTGACCTCACATTGACCTCATCGGTGCGTATGTCCATTGTGTCGGTATCCACCTTGGCAATCAACGCCAACGCCGCCTTGTAGAAGTTCGTGTGCTTGGTGTCCTCGGGTTGGTCGGGGCGAATCAAATACTCGAACGCCTTGGCCGACTGCTCGTACTGCTCGGGCTTGACGTTAGTCCAGTTCAAGTGTTGCTTGCCGCGCTTGTCCATGTACGCATACTCGCGTATGTGTACCATTCTCTCGAACACGGACTTGAACTCGCTTTGTTCAACGTGGATTCCATCGTACGTGCGTGGATTCCATGTGGATTCCGTGATGGATTCCGAGCGCAGGTTCACGAACCCTTTCAGGTACTTGTAGAACTCGCCGTACTTGGTTCTAACATTTGTTATTTCCTTGCGGTTGAGTTTCCATCCCCATTGCGCGGTCGGATTGAGGACATGCCAGTTCCCATCTTCTAAGCGCAGACGCAATTTGTCCGAGTCGGCAAGCGTGTACTTCTGCCCACTGATTGTCAGCACGGTCGTGCGCCTTGCACCCTGCGCCCTGATGTTGAGCACATGGTCGATGAACTGATGTGTGGATACTGTGTTGTACCCATCAATAAACAACACCACGTCGCCATCGGGCATGAATGTAATGACCGGAGTCTTGTACAAGACCAACTCAATCTTCACGCCAATCTTGCGTATGTGGTACGTATCAGCATCCCGTCGGTTGCCCAAGGGTCTGATTTCCTCCGCACGTCCGCGCAGGGGCTTGATTGAGTCGTGTATCTTCAGTGCGTCGGCGTAGTTGTGTACCCTCGGCACTCTATGTACTGTTGCGTATCCCATCTCACACCACCTTCCCTAATTTCTCTAACACATACTCACGCATCAACACGTAAGCCTCCTCTTTGCGACCCTCTCGGTCGTGCAACCATATCTTGGTCAGTGTCTCGTTGTCGTCAAAGCTCAGGCTCGTTGCCTCTTTACCACGACTCTCCAACTCATCCACCAAGTCCTCGGTATCAAAGTCACTCAAGTCCACGTCCACATCCACTGTTACTGTTCTGTACGACATCACACACCTCCCATTGTTTTGTATGCCTTGATTTTCTTGAGCGTCGGGTTAGAAGTCTTGAACCTCTCCTTCGCCAGCTTCATGTTGTTTGCCACGATACTCTCGGCAACCCAGTTGCTGAACTTACCGCACCAACCTGTAACGTAGTATCTACCTAACATTTGTTAGCTCCCTTCGAAGTCGTTCTCGTGCAACACAGGTCTGCCCAAGGCTTTCTCTAGCCTCTGTAACAATTCTTTGAGTTCGTCCACGCTGTCTCCGCACATGAACGGCTCACTGTACGAGTCGGGTCGGTCTTGGTCGTCGTAGTACACCTCCTTGAATGTGTACAAGTCCTCGCCACCATTATTTGATGGGCAGTTAACTACTCTGTGATTCCAATTCATTTCTTTTCCTCTAGTTGTTTCTTCCACGGTTGGCGAATCCTCATCTCCAAAGAACGCAAACAGCCATTGAATGGGCGGTTGTTTTTGTCAAACATCCATTTGGATATTTTGTTTCTCGCATCCTCCTCGTTCTCTGCATCAATTAACAGATCTATATAGGATGCCTTCACCAATGCTCTGAACTTCATAGCCTCACCTCTTTCGGTTGCTTGACCTTCACCTCATACCCAAGCATCTGTATGCGCTTGATGTCCTCGGGCAAAAGCGTCTTCGTTCCTGCAATGGCCGCAAAGATTTGCGCCTCACCGCACACTGGGTATATCTTCGATACACCGTACACATCACGAATCTCCACCATGATGGTGTTGTTCTGTCCTTCTAACATTTGTTATTCCTCCACTTGTATGTCTTTGTTCACCAACGCTTGCATCTGCCTGAGTACCTCGGAGTCGTCGTTGTCTACCACGAACTCAAGCACATCGTGGCCATAGTTGAAGTTTTTGCTTTTCTTCATGAACTTGTATGTCTCACGGTCGTAGAGATACAGCATCCCTGTATCTTTACCCCGCAACAACACGAACTTCTTCACTCGTTTATGGCAGACAAACCACCATCCAAGTCAATCTCAAGGTTCTCCTCCATCTCAAAGTAGTCGTAGTCACGCTCAGCACCAGCCGCGCGTTCAACTTCCAACAGGCTCATGGCTTCTGTGATACAGCAGTGCGTGTCTTCCAAGTACTGGGCTTGGTACTCGGCAGGGTTCTTCAAGTAGTTGCGTAGGTCTAACTCCACCGCAACCAGCAACTTCAATGCTTTCTCGTAGTCGTGCTCAGTCATATCTGTATCTCCTGTCTGTTGAGTTGTCGTTCCTCGTGATTGAACATTTGTACTTGTGCAGAATCCTGTTCAAATCGTACTGGGGTATGAGGTTTGACCATCCAACGACTTCATTCCTTGCGTTAGATACCTCCTTCTCCAGCACGGCTAACTCCTCACGCAGTGCCGCAATCTTTGGGTTGTTCGCTTCCGTTATCTCTACGAACGCAACGATAAACCCCTCGAACTTAGCCACTCGTTCCTCACACTTGCGAGTTTCCTCTTGCTCTCGGTCGAGCTTGACCTTGTACACGCTCATGGCGTGTTTACCCTCCTCGGTAACAAACCACCCCTCACGCACGATGCCGTTGTCGTCGGTGTAGTCTTTCTGTCTTATCCACATACACCGCACCAATGCACCGAGAGTCTTGCTCGATGCACCATTCATAACGACATTCAGTATTGACTTCGACTTGTCAATCTCCAGCAGGGCTTCGTACTGGGTGCGGCTTGTGTATTTGTTGAGCGCGGGTAGGTTTTCATGTGTCATGTCCTCAACTCCTTTTGGTTAGTCTGCTTCAAGGTTGTGGGTGCGCTAGTAGGTGTTACTAACTGATATGGGCCTTTGCCGTACTCTTGCACGATGCACCACGAACTGCGCTCAACTTCTGCACTATGCTCTCGGTCACGCTCACAGAACAAACAGAACGCTTGGTATCGGGCAGTTGGTACATCGTCACCGCAGTCAATACATATCTTCCAGTCAAAATCTAACATTTGTTATTCCCCCTTGGTTGTGTTGGTGTTGGTACGCTCAAGTTCTTGGGCGATGGTATTGAGTACCACATGAAGTGCAGTGGTAATGGCGGCAGGGTTGTCGGATGCCTTGGCGATGCCGTATGCGTAGTGGATTGCATCCTTGATTGAGTCGCGGGTTGCGAACAATGGGCTGTATAAGCCCGATGCAAGGGTTTGGATTTCTTTGTTCATATCTGACCTTTCTGATTGAATCTAACAAATGTTATGTTTTGGACTTGTTGATTGGGTTTGTTTTGTTTTTCCCCAACCAGCTTATATTATACCACAAAGTTATGAGATTGTCAAGTTTTTTGTTGTGGTGTTTGTTGCGTTGTTGGCGCATGGTTGCGTTACAAAAGTGGCGTTATGGAAATGTGGAATGTTATGGGATTTTTGGGTTTTTATAACGGAAAACATAACACAAGGAATTCAAGCAGGGCGCGGGTTTGCGGGGAGTTTTTTATGTAATGTTATAATGTAATGGTTTTTAAGAAAGAGAGAGTCCATAGAACTTGACAATGTCAAGGTGCGGATATGTGTGATGTTATGCACTTGCTGGGTTGCTCAATTTGGCAGGGTTTCATACTACTGCGGTAACATTGTAACATATAACAATGCTTATGAATCAATGACTTACGTGTGATACGTTATAACATTACACCTCGAAACATAACAATTGTTAGACTCGGGGCTAACGCCGCACGGGGAACTGGTCTTGGGTAAGGGTTTCCCCCAATAGTCAAAGCCAAAAATAATGAGACACTGCGTGCAGTGTCTCACCTAAGCCAAGGCTAACGCCGCACAGGGAACTGGCATTCAAAAAAAATTCGGGGCAAAACAAAAGCTCGTCATAACAATTGTTATGTTTCACGTGAAACACATAGACGCAAAAAAGCCCGCGCAAGGCGGGCTGTGGTTAAGAGGGTAAGGGTTAGTCAGTCAGTAGCGCAGTATGCACAACACCACGACCACGCGCCAAAATCATTTCCTGAATAATTGCTTCGCGCAATTCATTGATTAAAACTTGAGCGTCAAACTTTGGGCTTTCCTTAAAATCAAAGCCGTTCAAGTAAGCGCATTCGACCATCCGTTGCAGTTGTTGCAATTTTTTCTCTGTGCTGTGCATCATTTTGGATTCTCCGTTAAATATAACAATTGTTATAAACAGGGCAGGGTTTACCCTGCCCTATTCGATTAGCCTAGCTGGTCGATGTCACCACCGAGAATCGCATAAGCTGTCATAAGTTCGCCCTTCACTTCGGAAGCTTTGCACTCCGTGCCCGCTTCTTCGGCTTTGAATATACGATTGATAATCGTTTTCAACTCAGCCAAAGTTTTCGCGTCGATATCAACTTCACCGCCTGATACCTTGTTACCCGCTGTAACATACCCGCTCGCTTCCTTCACTCGTTGCCAGTAAACGGTAATTGTGGCGTCTCCAAAACCCTCAGCCTTGAACGCTTCAACGAACAGCTTACGCTCGTCGTTGATACCAGCTTTCAGCTTACCCTTAAGTTCGTACCATTTAGAAGTGATGTTGCCCTCATTGTCAACAAGGTCGAACGCTGAGCATAAGCCGTTCGCATAAGCCTTCAATACTTGGCCGGTTTTCTTGGCCGACTTAACCAAGTCAGTGCGCAATTCGTACAAGGGAATGACTGCTACCTGAGTTACTGTATTTTCCATTTTCTAACCTTTCAAAATTTACTAACATGAAACATAACTTTTGTTATGTATGCAAACAACTGATTTCGTTTGCATGATTGGATTATACCATTAAAATGTACCACAATTCAAGTCTAAGGGAAACAATAATTTCAAGTATGGGCAGAGGGCATAACAATTGTTATTTATCAAATTGATAAGACCCCACCACCCCAAAATACTATCAAGGGGAGGTACACCACATACACTATGCGGAGCACACCCGATACCAACATCCATACTCTTTTTAACACCGTGGTACTTTTTTCCAATTTTGTACTCCAGAATTAAATCCAAAACGAGCCTTTTCCGTCTTTTTGGACTCTTTGGATTGTGGTACTTTTTCCCGAATCTGTACTTCAACACACGGTACCCGGCGAAACGTACCTTTATCACATACACCCCCCTCCCCCCATTTCGTTTTTCCAATTACGAGTCTCAACCCGTTTTTCAAAACACCCCCCGTCACTTTTTATTTTGGGTTCCCATTGCCCCACTATATTTTTTCTGTTACAGTCCGGCCACTCCCATTAACTTGGTGCTTATGATTCAACTTGAACCTACGTCGGAACACCCTGTTCCTTTCGATCTGTCGGATGAGCAACCAAAAACTCATGCTGATAGCGTAGCTGTCGCTGTAAACACAGTTGACCTTATAAATGGCCTTGGCCCGAGCATCGACTTCAACAACGAAGACCTGCACAAAGCTGCTGATCTCATAACAGGCACAGCCAAACCCAACGCCCCCAAGACACTTTCAAAGTCTGCTGAAGCAGCCGCAGCCCATCACCTCGTCAAGAGGTTTGACTTCCAAGCGTTCTCGGATGCGATGCAAGCCAGAAACTTCATCACAAATAAACTGATCGAGTTGGCGGACAACGGTGACCCGAAGATTGAATTGAAGGCGTTGGAGTTGTTGGGCAAGCACTCGGACATCGGCCTCTTTACCGAACGCAGCGAGATCACCGTCCACCACACAACTTCTGCGTCACTTGAGAACTCTATTAAAGAGAGAGTAAAACGCCTACTCAATACAGAAGTGTCAGACGTAACCCCGCTTGACGATCTGGATGCTCAGCTAGGCGTACCAAAAGCGGCAGAAAAAGCGGCAGAAAAAGCGGCAGAAAAAGCGGCAATAACTACTGAAACCGAAGTACAGAATCCAGAAATTGCGGTACAAAAAGAGGATATAGATGAGTGACATCTCCCTCAAGGACATCGAAGCTCTGATCCACTCGGGGAAGTTGAGCGAAACAGACTTACGGGTACTAGAGGCTCAGCTAACTAAATTGGAGAAGCTCAAAGATCGTGAGCTTGCCCAGACTCGGTTCATAAAATTCGTGGAAAAAGTCTGGCCAACCTTTATTTCGGGTAGACACCACAAGAGAATGGCCGAAGCGTTTGAAAGGGTAGCAAATGGAACGTGCAAAAGACTCATCATCAACATGCCTCCTCGACATACTAAGTCCGAGTTTGCCTCTTACCTACTCCCAGCTTGGTTTTTGGGTAAATTTCCACACAAAAAGGTGATTCAGGCGTCCCATACTGCTGAATTAGCGGTGGGGTTTGGCCGAAAAGTGCGAAATTTGGTGGATTCAGACGTTTACCACGACATTTTTCCCGATTTAAACCTGCAAAGTGACTCAAAAGCGGCTGGCCGGTGGAATACCAGCAAGGGCGGAGACTATTTTGCGATTGGTGTGGGTGGCGCGGTGACCGGTAAAGGTGCGGACGTGCTGATTATTGACGACCCGCACTCAGAACAAGAGGCGGCGATGGCCGCAAGCAACCCAGAAGTGTATGACAAAGTGATCGAGTGGTACACGTCCGGGCCACGGCAGCGTTTGCAGCCGGGCGGCTCGATTGTGGTTGTGATGACGCGCTGGTCTCAGCGAGATTTGACTGGCCAAGTGCTCAAAGCTGCGGCCCAACGCTCGGGCGAAGATTGGGAAGTGATCGAGTTCCCGGCCATATTGCCATCTGGCAACCCCCTTTGGCCAGAGTTTTGGTCGTTGGAGGAGTTGGAAGCGCTCAGAAACGAGTTGCCAAACGCCAAGTGGCAGGCGCAGTACCAGCAAAACCCAGTGGGCAACGAGTCAGCTATTGTGAAGCGCGACTGGTGGCAGATATGGGAAGAAGACCGCCCACCGGCTTGTGAGTACATCCTCCAGACATGGGACACGGCGTTTGAGAAAAACAACCGGGCTGACTATTCTGCTGGTACGACGTGGGGCATATTCAAGAACGACGAAGACTACGGCAATTCAAACATCATCTTGCTCAACACATATAAGAAGCGGGTGGAGTACCCAGACTTGAAGCGCGACGTGCTCAAGGAGTACAACATGTACGAGCCGGACGGAGTGCTTATAGAGAAGAAGGCGTCAGGAGCGCCGTTGATCTATGACCTACGAGCGATGGGCATACCTGTGCAGGAGTTCACGCCGGGTAAAGGCCAAGATAAAGTTGCCCGTCTCAACGCAGTCTCAGACATAATTGCGTCTGGGAAAGTATGGGTGCCAAACACTAGGTGGGCTGAAGAATTGGTTGACGAAATCGCAGAATTCCCATCAGGTGAACACGATGACTTGGTGGACGCAACAACTTTGGCGCTCATGAGGTTCAGACAAGGTGGGTTCCTTCGCTTACCAAGCGATGAGCCTGAAGACATTCGGTATTTCAAAGGTCACCGCGCCGAGCGGTACTACACAGTGTAAGGACACATCATGGCAATCAGTAAAGGCTTATACGCAGCACCTCAAGGGCTTGAAGAACTTATTCCAGAGGGTGCGCCGGACATTGAGATTGAGATTGAAGACCCCGAAGAAGTGAACATTGGTCTGGATGGTATCGAGATCAACTTAAAGCCAGAAAAAAAGACGGCTGATACGTTTGATGCCAATCTAGCTGAATACATGGACGACGATGAGTTGGACTCGCTTGGCCAAGAATTAGTTGAAGACTTTGGCAAAGACATCAATGACCGCAAAGATTGGATCAAAACATACGTTGATGGCCTGAAGTTGTTGGGCTTGCAGTACGAGGAGCGCACCGAGCCGTGGCAGGGCGCGTGTGGCGTGTTTCACCCGATGCTCACAGAGTCTGTAGTTAGGTTTCAGAGTGAAGCAATGATGGAGACGTTCCCAGCGATGGGGCCTGTAAAGACCCAGATTGTTGGCGCTGTTGACTTGCTGCGTGAAGAAGCCGCTGCTCGCGTGCGCGAGGACATGAACTACCAACTGACTGAGGTGATGGTCGAGTACCGCCCAGAACACGAGAAGATGTTATGGTCACTCCCGCTCGCTGGTTCAGCGTTTAAGAAGGTGTACTACGACCCGAGCAAGGGTCGCCAAGTGGCTGTGTTTATCCCAGCCGAGGACATCGTCGTGCCGTATGGCGCGAGTAATCTTGAGTCAGCAGAGCGTGTTACTCATGTGATGCGCAAAACCGAGAACGAGATTAAGAAACTGCAAGAGGCGGGGTTCTACAGCGACGTGGACTTGGGTGAGCCGGGGTATGAGTTAGACGATATTGAGAAGCAAAAAGCGGAAGAAAACGGTATGTCTGCGTTAAATGATGACCGCTTTCGCATACTTGAGATGCACGTTGACTTAGACTTGGCTGGATATGAGCACAAGGATAAGAAGGGTAGAGAGACGGGCATTGCGCTGCCGTACGTGGTGACAATTGAAAAAGGCACACGCAAGGTCTTGGCCATCAGGAGAAATTGGTATGAAGACGATGAACTCCACACAAAGCGCCAGCACTTCGTCCACTACCAATACATCCCCGGTTTTGGATTCTATGGTTATGGTCTTATCCACCTTATCGGAGGATACGCAAAGAGCGCGACGATGCTCATCCGCCAGCTCGTGGATGCGGGAACACTTTCAAACCTACCCGGGGGCCTCAAGTCTCGCGGTCTTCGCATCAAAGGCGACGATACGCCTATCCAGCCCGGAGAGTTCAGAGACGTAGACGTCCCAAGTGGCTCAATCAGGGACAACATCTTGCCCCTGCCATACAAGGAGCCAAGTCAAGTTCTGTTTGCGCTGTTCCAGAACATAGTTCAAGAAGGCCGTGCGTTTGCATCAAGCGGCGACATGAACGTGTCGGACATGAGTACCAACGCCCCAGTAGGTACTACGTTGGCTCTCTTGGAGCGCACATTGAAAGTGATGACGGCTGTCCAAGCCCGACTGCACTACACGATGAAACAAGAGTTTCGCTTGCTCAAGAGCATCATCGCTGACTACACCCCCGAGGAGTATGACTATGAGCCAGAAGACGCAGGTCGTAAAGCCAAGAAATCGGACTATGACAGCACAGATGTTATTCCTGTCAGTGATCCAAATGCAGCAACGATGGCACAAAAGATTGTGCAGTATCAGGCTGTTCTTCAGTTGGCTCAGTCTGCACCACAACTCTATAACTTACCTTTGTTGCATCGTCAGATGATTGAGGTGTTGGGCATCAAGAACGCCAGCAAACTCGTCCCCGTGGAAGATGACCAAGTGCCAACCGACCCAGTGCAGGAGAACCAGAACCTCCTCATCATGAAGCCAGTCAAAGCGTTTATTGAGCAAAATCACGAGGCCCACATCCAAGCGCACATGGCGGCAATCCAGAATCCGAAGATTGTGCAGTTGATGCAGATGAACCCGCAAGCTCAAGCGATCATGGCAGCAGCTATGGCTCACATCAACGAGCACATTGCGTTTGAGTACCGCAAACAGGTGGAGATGGCCATTGGTATGCCGTTGCCAAATGAAGAGCAGAACAAACAGGTTCCTCCAGAGTTGGCCGATCAAATTGCCATGATGACTGCAAAAGCGTCACAACAGTTAACCCAGCAAGCTCAACAGCAGGCGCAGCAACAAGCAGCCCAGCAGAAGATGCAAGACCCAATTGTTCAGATGCAGATGCAAGAACTCCAACTCAAGCAACAAGACTTGCAGTTAAAAGCACAGAAGCAACAGATTGATGCTGCGACCAAAGCGGATCAGTTGGAGATTGAGAAGTCTCGTATCGAGGCGCAAAAAGAAATTGCGGCTATGCAGGTAGGAGCCACCGCAGCCGCTGCAAAAGACAAGCTGAACAAACAGATGGAAGCTGAAGGAGTTCGTATGGGCATCGACGCTGCAAAACACCGCGCTCAGATGGCCGTACAGCAAGCGCAACGGGCAGCGCAGAAATCGCCCAGCAACCAAAAGAAGGATCGTAATTGAGCAATTACCCAGAATTGACCTACGTGGTCAAAGAAATTGGAAAGCTAAAACAAGAGCGAGAAGCTTACGTGGCGGCAGGACGTTGCGAATCTCTTGAGGAGTATCGCCGAGTATGCGGAGTCGTCCAAGGTCTGAACTACGCAGAAAACATCATTACCGACCTTGTGCAAAAAATGGAGAAATCTGATGAGTGAATTTGATGTCGCTGCTGTTGATCTATCTGGCATTCTGAATAAGACTGCTGAAGAAAAAGCCAAGCAGTTGCCCGACCCCAAAACCTTTCGCCTCTTGTGCGTTGTTCCCGAAGCAATGGAGGAATACCAAGACAGTGAAGTAGGTCTTATAAAAGACTCAAAGACCATGCACTATGAAGAAGTGCTGACCCCAGTCCTGTTCGTCATCAAGCTTGGGCCTGATGCGTATAAAGACACCACCCGGTTCCCCAGTGGGCCGTCGTGCAAGGAAGGTGACTTTGTCATCGTCCGACCCAATTCAGGCACCCGTCTGAAGATTCATGGCCGCGAATTCAGGATCATCAACGATGACTCAGTTGAAGCAGTTGTGGAAGATCCGCGCGGTATCACCCGTGCTGCATAAGGAGTAACACATGGCAACAAAATTTGATGACACATACGAGTTTCCAGATGAAGTAGACGCTAAGAAAGCTGCTGCTGAGGAAAAACTTGAGATCGAGATTGAAGACGATACTCCTCCTGAAGACCGTGGCCGCAAGCCCATGAAGGAGAAGGTAGAAGACCCGACCGACGAGGAGTTAGCCTCCTACGACGAAAAGGTTCAGGCTCGAATCAAGAAGTTTACCCGTGGCTACCACGATGAACGCCGTGCGAAAGAACAAGCTTTGCGGGAACGCGAAGCGACTGAAGCCTACGCAAGACAGATTATTGAAGAAAACAAAAAACTTCAACAACAGCTTTCTAGTGGAAGTAAAGTACTAATTGAGCAATCACAATCGTCTGCTGCAATTCAGCTTGAATCCGCCAAGAAAAAATACAAGGAAGCCTACGAAGCGGGGGATGTAGACGCTTTAACTGACGCCCAAGCAGAAATTGCTGAAGCTACGTTAAAACTAGATAAGACCCGTGGCATGAGGCCAATAGAGGTAGAAGAAAAAGAATTTGCACCGGCGCAACCAGAAGAACCCAACCTTACTCCACGCACCAAAAAGTGGGTCGATGCCAATAAAGATTGGTGGGGTAAAGACGAAGAAATGACTATGGCTGCGATGGGTATTGACAAAAAGTTGCAGCGCGAGTATGGTGCGGACTATGTAGGTACTGAAGAGTACTTCAAAACCATCGACAAAACGATGCGCAAAAGATTTCCTGAACACTTTGAAAGTGAACAGAGCTATGAGGATGACGAACCGCCTCCTAAGAAAAGAACGTCAGAACCGGTTGACGAGGATGATGATTATGATCCGCCGCGCCGTGCAACACGAATTACTTCGCCTGTGGCTCCTGCTACACGGAGTACACCACCTAACCGTATTCGGTTAAAGGCATCAGAAGCCGCGCAAGCGCGACGTCTTGGGGTGCCAATTGAAGAATATGCAAGACAGGTTGCTTTACTTAGAAAAGGTGCTTAATCATGGAAAACGTAGAAACAAAAAAACCACAAAATCGTTTGGATCGTGGATTAGATAACCGGGCTACTAGCTACAGACCTACGTCTTGGCAAGCTCCCGAAGCTCTACCCATGCCAGAGGATAGACCCGGTTGGAAACACCGTTACGTCCGTTTAAGTACTTTGGGTGCTGCTGATCCTAGCAATATCTCTTCTAAGTTACGTGAGGGATACGAACCCGTAAAAGCGGAAGAATATCCTGAACTCATGATGCACGCTGCCACCGAAGGCCGCTTTAAAGGCGGCATTGAGATTGGCGGGCTGTTGCTCTGTCGTATTCCTGCTGAGTTCATGGAACAACGTGCCAAGCACTTTGAAAACTTGAACAAGTCGCAAATGGATTCGGTAGACAACAATTTCCTTCGTGAAAGGGACGCTCGATCTAATATGGCGTTATTCGCTGATAAGAAGTCGAAAGTCACTTTTGGTTCTGGTTCTTAAATTTAGGAGTCTAAAATGGCTTACCCAACGGTAGATAAACCTTATGGTTTGAAGCCGATCAATCTATACGGCGGTACACCCTTCGCGGGCGCTACTCGTCAGTATCGGATTGCCTCGGCCTACAACACCTCCATCTTTTTTGGTGATGCTGTAGAAATGGTAAACACCGGCACGATTATCAAATCTGCCATCACGTCCGCTCGTGCAACTGTGACAACTTCACAAATCATGGGCGTTTTCATGGGCTGCTCTTACGTTAACGCGCAAGGTCAGGTCATTTTCTCTCAGTACTATCCTGCAAACACTACTGCTCCAACAGGTACAGTTATTACCGCTTATGTGTGTAATGACCCTAACACCTTGTTCAAGGCTGTGATTGCTACAGGTACTACTGCTGATGATGCAACTTCTGGTTTGTTGCCGTCATCTACCACGCAATTTACCGTTATTGGTACAAACGTGGAATTGGTTCAGAACACTGGTTTGACAGCTACAGGCGACAGCCGAGTAGCCGTTGCAGCGTCTGCAACCACAGGAACACTGCCCATGAACGTCGTTGACGTTGTGCCTGAGACATCTTATGTCAATGGTTCTGGCAACGTGGTGTTCCCCGAACTCATCGTTCGTTGGAACTTTGAGATTCATACAACCACTATCGCCTCTGGCGTTTAAACAGGAGCTTAAATCATGGCTATTTCACGCGCACAACTGCTGAAAGAGTTGCTCCCCGGATTGAACGCTTTGTTCGGTATGGAGTATGCTCGCTACGGTGAAGAACACAAAGAAATCTACGAAACTGAGACTTCTGAGCGTTCTTTTGAAGAAGAAACCAAACTGTCCGGCTTTTCTGCTGCACCAGTCAAAAACGAAGGTTCTGCCATCGCTTATGACAATGCACAAGAGGCATGGTCAACCCGCTATACACACGAAACCATTGCCTTGGGTTTCTCAATCACTGAAGAAGCGATTGAAGATAACTTGTACGACAGCTTGTCGTCTCGTTACACCAAGTCATTGGCTCGTGCAATGGCTTACACCAAACAGGTCAAGGCTGCTGCCGTCCTGAACAATGGCTTTAGCTCTAGCTACCCCGGTGGCGACGGCGTGTCTTTGTTTAATACCAGCCACCCCTTGATTACTGGCGGTGTCAACAGCAACACTCCCTCTACCCAAGTTGATTTGAACGAGACTTCTTTGGAAGCCGCCGTTATCCAGATCGCTGCTTGGACAGACGAGCGTGGTTTGTTGATTGCAGCCAAGCCTGTCAAGATGATTGTTCCTCCAAACTTGATGTTTGTCGCTAAACGTTTGTTAGACACCGAACTGCGTGTGTCTACAGCGGACAACGACATCAACGCCATCAAGCAAATGGGCGCAATTCCCGGCGGCTACACTGTCAACCACTTCTTGACAGACACCAACGCTTGGTTCTTGACTACAGACGTGCCAAACGGTCTGAAGCACTTCGTTCGTACTCCGCTGTCTAACAGCATGGACGGCGACTTCGACACCGGCAACGTGCGTTACAAGGCCCGTGAGCGTTACAGCTTCGGCTGGTCTGACCCTCTGGGTATGTTTGGTTCTTCAGGCACTGCCTGATAAACCGGAAAGGGGGCCTTGTGCCCCCTTTTCTTTTGGTGTATATTGCAACCATTCCGGGGTTCTCCGGTGTATCAAACAGTCCCGGCTGACGACATGCAGATTGATACACCCCAACTTGCATGTAAGGAAAAAACATGGCACGCACTACGTTTCAAGGCCCAGTCCGTTCAATGGCTGGCTTCTATTCCCAAGGCCCAAATACAGTTGTTAATCTTGCCAACGGCACAAACACCGTTACGCTTGATGTTGCCACATACGCAGGTAAGGTAATTCGCACCAACGATGCGACTTTGATTATTACCCTGCCAACCATCAACGCAACAGCAAACCCTACTTCTAGCGGCCCCGGTCAAGACCCTAATACTCTGAACAATGTTGGCACGACCTACACATTTTTTGTAGAAACCGCCGCAACTGCCGTGGCTATCAAAACTGACGGCACAGATAAATTTGTTGGCTCGCTGTTATTGGTAGCAACCGATGCTTCTGGTGCAACCACTGGTTATGCTCCCGCAGCAGCAAACGATGTCATTAACTTGGACGGCACTACCACTGGTGGAGCAGCAGGTTCTTGGATTACCGTGACTGTTTTGGCTTCTTTGAAGTACTATGTCACAGGTGTTTTGCTTGGTTCTGGTACTGTTGCCACACCGTTTGCAAATTCCTAATTAGGAGCGGCTCATGCAATATGATGTCCAGTCAACGCGACTAACGGCAGACGGACAAGCGGTTGACTACCGTGTCCGTGTAAAAGCTGTATATGGTCTTGCGGGGGCAAGCGCAGGGTCGGTTAAGTTCTATGATGGAACTGACGCAACAGGCGCACTGAAGCTTGAAATTGACACCCCCGCAGGCACGGCAAACACGTTTCTTCTACCCATCCCCGGCGAAGGAATTTTGTTTGCCACAGGCGTTTACGTTGATGTGACTAATATCACAGGCGTGACGATTGTGTATGGCTAAGTCTCCCGCATGGCAGAGGAAGGAGGGGAAGTCCGAGAAGGGCGGCTTGAACGCCAAAGGACGAGCTTCCTACAACGCAGCAAATCCGGGGAAACCCGGATTGAAGCCGCCTCAGCCACAGGGTGGCAGTCGCCGCGACTCTTTCTGCGCCCGTATGAAAGGCATGAAAGCGAAGCTTACCAGCGCCAAGACCGCAAACGATCCAGATTCGAGGATTAACAAGAGCCTTCGTGCGTGGAACTGCGCAGATGGTGGATACGTCAGCAGTGCTGATGGTTGTGCCATCCAAGGCAAGACAAAGGGTAGGATGATCTGATGGACATCGCAACAATCTGGTCGTTGGCCCTGTCCGCTGTTTTGGGTGGATTTTGGTTTTTTATCCGCGAGAAGTTCGAGGATGTCAAACGTATTGAGCGCCTGCTCAATATCACACGCGAGGAGATTGCCCGTGATTACGCAACTAACGCAGAGGTTCAGAGAATTACTGACCACATTGACCAGCGGTTTAACCGCCTTGAAGCAAAAATTGACCAGCTTATTCAAGCGGGGAAGTGATGCCAGCAACAAGTCTTAAACAAAAGAAATTCATGGACGCTGCGGCGCACAACCCAGCGTTTGCGAAGAAAGCAGGTATTTCGCAGAAGGTGGCAAAAGAATTTAGTGCAGCAAGCAAAGGTGTTGAGTTTAAAGGTGGGCCGCGTACGCGGCCTGATTTGCAGAAAGTAAACAAGCCCAAAACTCTTCAGGGCAAAACAGAACTTTTTAACAAAGGCGGTGACACTATGATGAACAAAATGAATCCCGGTATGAAAGCAATCATGGCTAAAAAAATGGGCAAGCCCACCATGAAAAAAGGTATGGACACTGCCAAAGACGGCATGAAGAAAATGGCCAAAGGTGGTGGCATTGAGTCCAAGGGTAAAACCAAAGGCAAGATGATTAAGATGAATATGGGCGGCAAAGCCTGTTAAGGAGTAGTCATGGCAACCAGCACCAAAGCAGGGACGATGGATGCGTACAAACCGCGCCGTCCCGGTACTACGTATGAGGACTCTATGACTTCTGAAGACATCAAAAAAATGGACGCTCAGAAGGAAGAAGCCAATACGCAGAAGAAGACTGAAGCAGCGTACAAAATTAAAAACATGGCCAAGGGCGGTTCAGCCTCCAGCCGTGCTGATGGTTGTGCTGTCAAAGGCAAGACCCGTGGGAAGATAATCTGATGATGGCTTCTCGCGGCATGGGGGACATTAACCCGTCCAAGATGCCGGGGAAGAAGACTGTCCGCCGCAAAGACAAACCGCAAGACGTAGACATGTATGCAGAGGGCGGTAAGGTCAACGCCGCTGGCAACTACACCAAGCCAAGCTTGCGTAAGCGGATTGTGGCTCAGGTCAAGGCGGCAGCTACCCACGGTACAGGTGCAGGTCAGTGGTCGGCAAGAAAAAGTCAACTTGTAGCTAAAAAATATAAAGCAGCAGGCGGTGGCTATCGTGATTAAAACTTGTACTGGATGTAAACAAGAAAAACCTTTGACGGAGTTTTTTAGCCGTGGCGGTAAATTGTCACATCTACATAAGTCGCAATGTAAGCTGTGTATGCAGGCCAAACGGCAAGAATGGGCTGTACAAAATAGAGACCATATCAATGATTGGCGTAGAAAAAATTGGGTGGTAGCAAATCGACGACTCAAGCGTCGAGGGGCAACTCAAGAAATGTACGATGTTTTGTATGAAGCCCAACACGGCTGCTGCGCAATTTGCAGTGAGCCAGAAGAAAAATTTAGCTGGTTGTGTATTGACCATGACCATGTTACAGGAAGAGTTCGTGGGCTACTTTGCCCGAATTGCAATCGTGGGCTTGGGTTATTGGGGGACAGTGAGCATTTGCTGCAAAAAGCAAAAGACTATTTAATCTCTGCCAAAATACAAGAGGTAGAAAATGTCTCTTAAAGCACCGCAACAATCCTTGAAATCTTGGGGCGACCAGAAATGGCGAACCAAGTCGGGTAAACCCTCATCCAAAACGGGTGAGCGGTATCTCCCAGAGGCCGCGATCAAAAGTCTAAGCCCAGCGGAGTATGCCGCTACAACCCGTGCAAAGCGGGCGGGCAAGGCCAAGGGAAAACAGTTCGTGGCACAACCAAAGAATATTGCAAAGAAAACAGCAGGGTTTAGATAATGGCAAATACCTCTGGTGCATCAAGCTTTAACCTAGACCTCACCGAGTTGGTCGAGGAAGCGTTTGAACGCGCCGGTGGTGAGTTGCGTACCGGGTATGACCTACGTACAGCCAGACGCAGTTTAAACATCATGTTTGCTGATTGGGCCAACCGTGGTATCAATCTGTGGACAATTGAGACTGGCACAATTGACTTGGTTCAGGGTCAGAACACCTACCCTCTGCCCAACGACACCATTGACCTCTTGGAGCATGTCATCCGTACTGGCGGAAACATCGCCTCAACTCAGGCTGATCTGACCATCACTCGTATCAGCGTTTCTACCTACGCCACAATCCCCAACAAGATTACGCAGGCCAGACCCATTCAGATTTGGATTCAACGCTACAACGGGCAAACATCAACGACAGGGTTAACCCTAGACGGTGCAATTAACAGCACAGTTACCCAGATTACGTTGGACTCCGTGGTGGGGCTTCCAGCCGCCGGGTTTGTCAAGATTGACAATGAGATCATCAACTATGGATACATTGACGGGAATGTCCTGTACAACTGCTTCCGTGGGCAGCAAAACACCACGGCGGCAAGCCATGCGGACAATGCGACCGTGTATTGGGAGCAGGTTCCCGCTGTAACCGTCTGGCCCACACCGGACAACGCACAGACCTACCAATTGGTGTATTGGCGTCTACGCCGCACCCAAGACGCTGGTGGGGGTGTAAACGTCATGGACGTTCCTTTCCGCTTCCTGCCTTGTATGGCTGCGGGGTTGTCGTATTACATCGCCGGAAAGATTCCCACTGGCGCAGAACGTCTTGGATTCCTGAAACAGCAGTATGACGAGGCTTGGGAGCTTGCGGCGTACGAAGACCATGAGAAAGCTGCCTTGAGGCTTGTTCCCCGCCAAACCTACATTGGGAGGTAACAGTGGGCAACAGGTTTGCCAGTGGTAAGCACGCGATTGCGCAGTGTGATCGCTGCGATCAGCGGTTCAAGCTCAACATCTTGAAGACGGAGATCATCAAGACCAAGAACTACAACCTGTTGGTTTGCCCGGCCTGTTGGGATCCTGACCAACCACAGTTGCAGTTGGGTATGTTTCCGGTGGACGACCCACAGGCTTTAAGGAATCCTCGTCCTGACCGCAGCTATGTGTTGTCAGGAACAAGCGGGTTGCAGATTGTCCCAACTGGTACAGGCCCATTGGGTACTGGGACAGTGGAGGGTGGTAGTCGAATCTTTCAGTGGGGCTGGAACCCAGTGGGTGGGGCGGCGTTTTTTGATGCTGCTTTGACTCCAAATAATTTGGTTTTAGCGGTGGAACTTGGTACAGTCACGGTAAGCGTAACTTAGGAGTTTAAACATGGACACGAAACAGGTAAAAAAGATCGCGGGCAAAGCAGTTAAGTCCCACGAAAAGCGTATGCACAAAATGGCGGCTGGCGGCAAAACAAACGCCAACATGCTCAAGTATGGTCGCAACATGGCGAAGGTCATGAACCAACGCTCTTCTGGTCGCGGAGGCTAAGATGGTTGATTACAAAAAACCAAAAATAGTTCCAAGCGTTGTTGTTGGCGAGGCTGACAATAAAAAATACATGAAAGACCTAAACGTCTCTGAGGCAAATGCTCACAGCAATGACTACAAGCCTACCAAAACCACTGGTATCAAAATCCGTGGCACTGGCGCGGCTACTAAAGGCGTGATGGCGCGGGGGCCAATGGCGTGAACTACAGCCAGCTTGTAACTGCCATTCAGTCATACACGGAGAATCAGTTTCCCCCTGTATACCTTGCTGATGGATCGACTGAGAACTCAACCGCTCAGATCAATCGGTTCATTCAGCAGGCTGAGCAGCGCATTTACAACTCGGTTCAGTTCCCGTCGCTTCGCAAGAATCAGTACACAGCGATCACGTCAAGCAATAAGTACGTGTCTTTGCCAAATGACTTTTTGTCTGTGTATTCTTTGGCATTGGTGACAGGTGTTGTTGGTGGAAACTTGGATACTGGCACGTTTGAGTATTTACTCAACAAGGATGTGAATTTCATCCGTCAGGCGTACCCTGCGCCAAACGACAAAGGTGTTCCAAAATACTATGCGTTATTTGGCCCGACGATTGTCAGTTCTGCGATCACCAACGAATTGTCAATTATCCTTGGCCCAACGCCTGATGCGGCGTATTACGTTGAGCTTCACTACTATTACTACCCAGAATCCATCACCACCGCGACCACAACATGGTTGGGTGACAACTTTGATTCCGTTTTGCTGTACGGCTCATTGGTAGAGGCTTACACTTTTATGAAAGGTGAGCAAGACATCATCACGTTGTACGACACCAAGTTCAAAGAAGCACTTGCGTTGGCGAAACGTCTGGGCGATGGCATGGAGCGATCCGATAGTTATAGAAGCGGTCAGTTTAGACAGGCGGTGACCTGATGGCTTTTCAAGGCAACTTCTCTTGCAATACGCTGCGGGCAGGGCTGGCAAACGGGTCAATTAACTTGACCTCGGATACGTTCCGACTGGCTCTGTACACTAACGATGCAACATTGGACGAGACAACCACAGCCTACACAACCACTGGTGAGGCATCAGGCGGTAACTACGTGGCAGGCGGAGAGATCGTCACCACTACAGTGTCTTCTCAAACAACAGCGTCCGGCAGCGTGACATACGTGACTTTTTCTTCTCCGTCATGGACAGGCGCGATCACAGCCCGTGGCGCGTTGATCTACAAAGCCGGAGACAATGGCGCTGTTTGCGTCCTTGACTTTGGCAACAACAAAACATCAACCACCTCATTCACCGTGACGATGCCTGCAAACACCAGCACGTCAGCACTCATAAGGATCGTGTAATGCTAGTAACTACAACCAAAGGCGAAATGGACGATTCTCTGCTTGAAAAGCGGGAAGGTACAGTCGATAATGACAATGAACACACCACATGGGTTGAGTACTGGTTGGACGGAGAACTTGTCCACCGTTCCGCGCATGTAACTTTGAAAAAGCCCCCAACATTTGCTGGCGGCAGAGCAGCTTCGTTTTAAGGAGAATCCAAGTGGCAAATACCCAATCAATGTGTACCTCGTTCATGGGCGAGTTGATGACAGCAACTCACAACTTCGGCACTGCGCCAACCCGTGGCACATCTGCCGCTGATACGTTTAAAGCAGCTTTGTTTTTGGCATCAGCTACCATTAACGCATCGACCACTGCATACACTACAACCGGAGAAGTCTCTGGTGCTGGGTACACCGCAGGTGGCATAACGGTAACAATAGCAAACCCTCCTACGGCAACAAACGCATCTGCTACGGCGGGCGTGGCGTTTTTTACGCCTTCTGCTAGCTTGGTCTACACCTCTGTGACTTTGACCACAGCGTTTGATGCGGTGTTGATTTACAACTCTTCTCAGAGTAACAAGGCGGTTTCTGTCCATACGTTTGGTTCACAAACTATCAGTGCCGGAACTTTTACCTTGACCATGCCAGCAGACACAACTTCAACGGCTTTGTTGCGTTTAGCCACAACCTAAGCGGAGGCGGCGCAGGCCGTAGACCATGTTTGGTATATCCGCATACGCCCAGTCACCTTATGCCGCTCTTGGCGAAAATGTAGTCGTCGTTGCCCTGACGGGCGTAGCCGCGACTGGGGATGTTGGAACAGTTGTAGCGGGTAAAGAATTTGCTCTGTCAGGTGTATTGGCGACAGGCAGTGTAGGTACGGTTGTCGCCTTAAATTCTCAAGCAGTAACAGGCGTAGAGGCATCGGGCAGTGCTGGGACGGTTGTACAAAGCATATCTGTTGCTTTGACTGGTGTTTTGTCCAACGCAGATGTTGGTGCTGTAGATGAGACAAATTTCCCGTTAATAGCCGGAGTTCACGCCAGTGGGTTTGCGGGTACGCTGACCCCAGAAAAGATATTCGCCATAACAGGGGTGTCAGCCGCAGGAGCGGTCGGGACTGTTACACAAAGCCAAGAAGTTGCGTTAACAGGAGTTGGGGCTTCTGGTCTTGCTGGTACGGTCATATACAACGAGTCTGACGCAACATTTGGCGACGAAGCTATAGGTTCAGTTGGAACAGTAAGCCCCGCTATTTCTATAGCATTGACCGGCGTTGTGGCTTCGGGTGCAGTTAACACTGTTGTCTTTTCTCAAGGTGGCCCTATAACAGGCAGTGGTGCTGCTGGGCTGGTTGGTACGGTTGGTTTAAACAAATCGTTTGCTTTAACTGGGGTTCAGGCTACAGGTTCTGTTGGGTCTGTAATTGCAATCTACTGGAAATTGGTAGATGACAGCCAGACCGCAAACTGGCAAAATGTCAACAATTCTCAAACTGCTGGCTGGGCGCTGGTAGACAACTCAGAAACCCCTGACTGGACGTTGGTTGAGACGGATTAAGGACGCACATGGCTTTTGTACTTGCAGACCGAGTTAAAGAGACCACCACCACGGCGGGTACGGGGACAGTGACTCTGCTCGGGGCATCAACTGGGTATCAGTCCTTTGCCGTCATTGGCGACGCAAACACCACCTATTACACCATTGCAGGACAAACCGGAAACGAGTGGGAAGTTGGGATCGGTACATACACATCGTCTGGTACAACGCTTGCCAGAACAACTGTTTTATCTAATAGCTCTGGTACACAGCCATCGGCACTTAATTTTAGTGCTGGCACAAAAGATGTTTTTGTGTCTTACCCCGCTGAGTATTCGGTAACCAACGACACACCTACGCAAAACATCCTTGACCAAGCGTACTTTCTCTCTTTTATGATGGGCTGACATGGCAACATACACAAATACCTCCTACGTCGCCAAGAATGTTGGCACATCTGCGTCCACGTTGACCACGGTGGCGGCATCCACAACTGCGGCAATTGCCAGTTTGGTGGTGGCGAACACAACAACCTCTCCGATCACTTGTGATGTTTACGTTACCCGGTCTGCTGTGGATTACTACTTGGTCAAGACAGCCACTGTACCTGTGGGTGGTTCGTTGGAAGTGATTCAAGGCAACCGTGTGGTGCTGATTGCATCCGACGCACTCAAGGTTGTGTCCAGCGCAGCGACATCGGCTGACGTGTTTGTTTCAGTATTACTGGCGGCATAACATGGCATTCATAGGCAACACCAACACCACGCAGGCGTTTACACCCGCTGTAGATTTCTTCAGTGGTAACGCATCGACGACAGCGTTTACGTTGTCCAGACCTGTTGCGTCTGTTGCTCAGGTGCAGGCTGTTGTCAACAACGTAGCGCAGAACCCATCGGATGCATTCACGATCAGTGGCAACACCATCACGTTCACCTCTGCCCCGTCCAGCGGAACGAACAACATCTATGTGTATTACACAAGCCCGATCACGCAGGTGATTGCACCGGGTCAGAGTACGGTGGGTACGACTCAGCTTCAGGGCGGACTTACGGTTAATTTTGCAGACGGCACTGCCGCCGCTCCATCTATCACAAACGATGGCGACACAAACACAGGCATCTTTTTTCCTGCCGCTGACACCATTGCCTTTGCTGAGGGTGGCGTGGAGTCTATGCGTATCAACTCCAGCGGCTATGTGTTGGTAGGCTGTACCGCATTACCTAGTTCTTCAGTTGCTGGTGCGTCATTATCGCCAAGTGTAACTTCCGTAAATCCACATTTTTTTAGTGCTGGCTCTGCTACTGGTTCAGTTGCACAAATTAATTTTATTAATGGAAATGGAACAGTAGGTCAAATATCCACAAGTGGGAGTGGAACAACTTATGCAACTTCTTCAGATTATCGCTTAAAAGAAAATGTAGTACCAATGCAAAACGCATTAGGTGTAGTTACACAGCTTAAACCAGTAATTTATAACTGGAAAGTTGATGGTTCTAGTGGTCAAGGCTTTATTGCCCATGAACTACAAGAAGTAGTGCCTGATTGCGTAACCGGGGTTAAAGATGCAGTAGACGCTGAAGGCAACCCACAGTACCAAGGCATCGACACCAGCTTCTTGGTTGCCACATTGACAGCCGCCATCCAAGAACAACAAGCCCTCATCACAGCCCTGACAGCACGAATCACAGCGTTGGAGAACAAATAATGCCAATCAGCACAATAGGATCAGATGCGTTAGCAAGCAGTTCGGTTACGCGACCAAAGATTGGTTACGCTGGTGCTGTGTTGCAAGTTGTGCAGACCACCAAAACAGATTCGTTTTCAACAACTTCAACTTCTTATGTAACCTTTATGACTGTTTCAATTACACCAACATCTGCGTCAAGCAAAGTGTTGATAACTTTTGGAACAAATGGCGGCACAGCAGGCGATGTAGTTCATGGCTATTTGGCAATATTTAGAGGTGCGACTCAACTATTTAAAGCTGATACTGCTGGAAACAGGAGAGGCGCTACAAGCGTTATAAATACTGCAACTCAACAACAGTTTTATTATGGTGGAACATTTTTAGACAGCCCTGCGACCACTTCATCAACCACATACACCGTACAAGTTTTAAGCTCTAATGGTACTGCTATATACCTTAATCGGTCTGGTAGAGATAATGATGCGCTTGATTACGATGGTAGATCAGTATCATCAATTACAGTCATGGAGATTGCAGCATGAATCACAATGCAATTTATGCACTCTATCCAAGTGTTGTCACAGTTGATGATGGCACAGGTGCTTTTGATGCTCAAGGCAACAAAGTTGCTATTGACATGGATGCAGTCAATGCTTGGGTTGACCCAAACGCATATAAAGTCAAACGCGCGGCTAAATACCCATCATTTGCTGACCAGTTTGATTTGTTGTACCACGGTGGTTATGACGCATGGAAAGCTGCGATTGATGCAGTGAAGCAGGAGTATCCTAAGCCATGAGCTACATCGGTAACACCCCAATCACATCATCCTTCCTGACAGATACGTTCAGCGGGAATGGCTCGACCACAGCTTTCACAATGACGGTTGCGCCAGCATCCACCACTTCATTGCTGGTCATCATTACAGGTGTTGTCCAAGATCCATCGACTTACACCATTTCAGGGACAACCCTGACGTTCTCGACTGCACCGCCGACAGGCACAAGCAACATCTCTGCGCGGTATCTGGGCATCCAGCCTATCGTAAACCCCCTGAACTACAGATTTCCCTTCTATACCTACGCAGGTGTGTCTTCACCGATAACCTTGCCAAATAACCAGTACCTGCCGTTCTACACGTACACAGGTGCTTCCAGCAACATTTCATTGGTGTCATCATAATGGCTAGAATCGTTAAATCCATCTATACCTCCACCTCTGTCACATCGCTGGGCGAGGTTACCAACACAGACACACTAGACGGCCCACTTGCCGCTACGGTGACCACACTGACTGATGCAGCCACAATTGCCGTGGACATGTCTACCTCCAACAACTTCACAGTGACCTTGGGCGGCAACAGAACGCTGGGCAACCCCACTGGACTGGTAGTGGGACAGTCAGGCTCTATCTTTGTCAACCAAGACGGCACAGGCTCGAGAACGCTGGCGTACAGTTCAAACTGGGACTTTCCTAACGGAGTCGCCCCAACTCTTTCCACAGCCGCCAGTGCGGCAGATCGGATTGATTACATTGTCCGCACATCAACCAGTGTCCAAGCTGTGTTTACAGCCGCCTACGCATGAGCTTATTCAACAACGCAATCATTGGGGCTTCTGGTCAACAGGGCTATCAAATCAGCCGTTCTGTGCGGCTGCGGTCGAGCGCGAGTGCATCACTTAGTCGGACACCATCAGGCGCTGGAAGTCTTACTACATGGACTTGGAGTGCTTGGGTAAAACGAGGCAGTCTAGGTGGTAACAACGCTTTGTTTGGTGTTTCAAACAATTCCGACAAAATTTGGTTTAGCTCGGATCAATTATCTTTTTATATTGGCGCTGGTGCGGCATATACATGGTGGTCTGCCGCTTTATTTCGTGATCCGTCTGCTTGGTATCACATCGTTGTTGTTCTGGATACAACCAATGCAACTTCAACGGATCGGGTTCGTGTTTATGTAAATGGCGTTAGAGCAACGGCAAATGCTGGATCAACAACATATCCAACTCAAAACTATTCTAGTTGCAACTTCAATACCGCTGTTTCAACAAATATCGGAAGAGCGGATAACACCAACAACTATTACTTCGACGGCTACCTAACCGAAATCAACTTCATTGACGGACAGGCGTTAACGCCTTCTAGTTTCGGAGAAACTAACGCCCTAACAGGTGTATGGCAACCTAAGAAGTATGGCGGCACATACGGAACAAATGGCTTCTATTTGAACTTCAGCGACAACTCAGGTGTGACTGCCACAACCATTGGCAAGGACTACTCAGGCAACGGCAACAACTGGACTCCATCAGCGGGTATTAGCATCACTGCTGGTGTGACATACGACTCCATGCTGGATGTGCCTACGCCTTATGCTGATGGTGGTAATGGGCGGGGGAATTACTGTGTTGTTAATCCTCTTGATAACGCACTCGGTGCATCCATTACAAATGGTAACTTGCAAGTCACTTCTTCTGGTGCATCTTGGAAAACAGTAAGAAGCACTTTTGCTTTGACAACAGGTTCTTGGTATGTTGAATTAACTTCTACAACTGGAATTGGAAACGGAAACTCATTCATCGGAATAGTTCCGATGGGTGTAACACTCCCACAGCCAGTTGGTGAAGGCTCTGCTACATCTTGGGGTTATTCAAGTAACGGAAATGTTTATAACAACGGTTCTGTTATTAGTGCTACTGGCGTTACTTGGTCTGCTGGTACAACAGTTGCTATGACTTTTGATGGTTCAACATTGAAGTTTTACAACGCAGGAAATTTAGTTGCGACAATAAGTTCAATACCAGCAAATACTTATGCTTTTGGCGGTAGTTTTTATGACAACAACGCAGGTGCATTTAACTTCGGTCAACGCCCATTCGCCTACACACCACCCACAGGCTTTGTTGCACTGAACACGCAGAATCTGCCTACGCCTACGATTAGCAATGGTGCTAATTACATGGCGGCTACGACTTACACAGGTACAGGGTCAGCTTTATCTGTAAGCAACGCAGTCAATGGTGTTTCATTCCAGCCTGATTTTGTGTGGACAAAACCAAGAAGCACCGCTGTTGGTCACACACTGTTTGATAGTTTGCGAGGCGTTACAAAGTATTTGCAATCAAATACCACTGGTGCAGAAGGAACTGCTGCAACAAGTTTGACTGCGTTTAACAGCGACGGATTCACCGTAAATTCTGATACCAGCACAGGCGCAAATGGTGTTACCTACATCGGCTGGCAATGGAACGCTGGCGGCTCAACTGTAACCAACACCAGCGGGTCAATCTCATCACAAGTAAGAGCAAACCCCACTGCTGGCTTTAGCGTGGTGACTTACACAGGCACTGGCGTGGCGGCAACGATTGGGCATGGACTTGGTGTTGCACCATCTATGATGATTATTAAGAGCAGACCGACTGCAAGCACTTCTTGGATTGTGTATCACAGTTCAATCAGTCCAACAAACTTGCTAACACTACAAACAACAGCGGCTCAACAAAACCTGCCGTTATATTTTAACTCTACTGCTCCGACATCTTCTGTATTTAGTATTGGCTCTGCCGCTAACACGGGTACTGACTTAAATGTAAATGGTTCAACCTATGTCGCCTACTGCTTTGCCGCAGTAGCTGGATACTCTGCATTTGGTAAATACACAGGTAATGGCTCTGCTGACGGCCCTTTTGTGTACCTTGGATTCAGGCCAAGATATTTACTTATTAAATCATCAGTAGTTGCTGGCGGAACATGGGTGGTGTTTGATTCAGCAAGAAGTACATACAACGTAACAGGTGAAAAATTAGCACCAAACACCGCTGATTCAGAAAACAGCGGGGCTACGGGTATTGCTGGTGGCGTTGATTTTCTTTCAAACGGATTCAAGATTCGATTAAGTTGGGGTGATATAAACACCTCAAACACCCTAATCTATGCCGCCTTTGCCGAAAACCCATTCAAACTTTCTCTTGCGAGGTAACTCATGTTTTTACTCAACGGCTCACCACTTCCACTTGACACACCATTCACCATTGATGGAACTTCATACCCTGCAAACTGGTTGCGTCTGACCTCTATTGAGGAAAAGAACGCTGTTGGCATCACAGAGGTGACAGACACTCAAGCAACGTATAACGACCAGTTTTACTGGGGTGTAGACAATCCCAAACAACTAGATGACCTCACCGTCACACCAGAAGAAGGTGACCCATACATTCAACATGGACTCAAACACCAGTGGATTGCACAAGTCAAAGACACCGCCAACAAATTGCTGTCTCAGTCTGACTGGATGGTGATTCGCAAGGTTGAGCGCAGTGTAGATATTCCTGCTGATACTGCGACATACAGGGCGGCTGTGATTGCTGAATGCACAAGGCTTGTGACTGCCATTCAAGGCTGTGCTGATGTACCTGCTTTGATTGCTGTTGTAACTGCACAAGGATGGCCAGATCTTGGCAACACACCCGAACCCGCAGAGGAGAATAACTGATGGCACTGACACAAGTCGATCAGGGGATGCTGGGTACAAACGCTCAGTACACAGGCTTCAAGAACCGCATCATCAATGGCGGGATGGTGATTGACCAAAGGAATGCGGGGGCGAGTGTGACGGTTACAGGCAACCCATACACGTTAGACCGCTGGTATTCGGCGGCATCTGTTGATGGAAAATATACCGTTCAACAAAACGCTGGTTCAGTTACTCCGCCAGCAGGGTTTACAAACTACCTTGGCTGTACTGTTGGCGCATCTGCAAACGTAACAGTTGGCGCAGGTGATTATTTTGGTATTAGGCAAGCAATTGAAGGATACAACGTATCTGATTTTGGTTTTGGCTCTGCAACGGCATCTACTGTAACTTTATCTTTTTGGGTAAGAAGTTCAGTTACTGGGACATATGGCGCGACATTAAAAAACAGTGCCAATAACCGTTCATACCCGTTTACCTACGCAATTTCTGCCGCAAATACATGGGAACAAAAATCAGTAACTGTTGCTGGTGACACAACAGGCACTTGGCTAACAACAAACGGTGTTGGTTTGTATATTACTTTTGGCCTTGGTGTTGGCTCAACCTATAGTGGAACTGCTGGCGCATGGGCGGCTTCTAATTTATGGAGTGCCACAGGAGCAGTTAAGTTAATTGAAACAAACTCTGCTACTTTCTACATCACAGGCGTACAGCTTGAAAAAGGCTCAACAGCAACGTCATTTGATTACAGACCTTATGGGACTGAGTTGGCGCTTTGTCAGAGGTATTGCATGGCGTGGAGGGTGGATGGGGCTGCACAGCAATATATTGCTGTTGGTCAAGCATATACCACCGCAATTGCTATATTCACAATACCGCAACCTGTTACTCCTAGAGTGACACCAACAGGAATAGTGACATCGGCGACTTCTGGATTTGGTTCGTTAACTACTACTGCTGGAGGAAGCACAGGCAGTTCTATAGTAATCAACTCGTCTTCAAACATGGCGTTGACACTTATTTATACAGCAACAGGGGCGTTTACAACTGCTGGCGCTGCAACCGCTTTATATTTTAATGGAACGACAGGCGCATACATTTATACATCGGGGAGTGAACTATGAACGAACCAGTTTGGAAATTGATGCCAATGATGCCCTTACAGCAAACTCAAGTTGTATGGCGTGAATGGCCTGATGGCAAACAAGAATCATGTCTTGTGACAGCACCAGAATATTTAAAGTGGCTTGCAGAGGGAAACACACCAGAGCCAGCAGATAATCCCCCACAAGGAGAAACACCATGAGCAGTACCTATTCCTCAAGCCTGCGTATCGAGTTGATTGGTTCTGGCGACCAAGCCGGTGCGTGGGGCGCAACCACCGACAGCAATCTGGCATACGTTCTGGACACAGCCATCGCGGGGTATCAAGCTGTCACGGTGTCCTCTGCCGCTCAAGCACTGACCTATGTAAACGGGCCATCCTCCAGCGCATCGCTGAACCAATCGGTGTACGCTATGCTGAAGTTCAACACCGCAGGTGCAGCATCAGCCATCTACGCCCCGCCAGTGTCTAAACAGTACATCATCTGGAACAACTCTGGCTACACCATCACCATCTACAACTCTACGGTCATCGGCAACACAACAGCCGCAGGCACTGGGGTGGCTATTGCAGACGGCGACAAGGTCATGGTCTGGTCGGATGGTACAAACTTTTACGATACCAAGAGCAACGGAATCACTGGAACGCTTCCAGTTGCCAATGGCGGTACAGGAGCAACCACAGCGTCTGCCGCAAGAACAAACCTTGGCTTGGTGATTGGCACGGACGTGGCGGCAATTGCTTCCCCTGCGTTTACTGGCAACCCCACAGCGCCGACGCAATCCACTTCGGATAACGATACGTCAATCGCTACAACAGCATTTGTTAAGGCGGCAATTGCGGCTGCTTTATACCCTGTTGGTTCTCTTTACACTGCAACAGTGTCAACCAACCCAGCTACATTGCTTGGTTTTGGTACATGGACTGCGTTTGGTGCTGGCCGAGTGATGATTGGCGCGGGTACAGGCGGAGGCGGAACATACACCGCAGGCGCAACAGGCGGCAGCAAAGATGCAATTGTTGTTAGCCACACCCACACTGCATCAGTCACAGACCCCGGACACAACCACACTTATCTCAGACCAAGTAGCGCCTTACCGCAATCAGGCAGTTCAACAAACTGTTTTGTTCCTGCAAACATAACTGATACAACTAGTACCGCAACCACAGGCATTACCGTGGCAAATAGCACAACAGGTTCTTCTGGTACAGACGCAAACCTTCAACCATATATTGTTGTGTATATGTGGGAACGCACCGCTTGAGGTAAAAAATTGATCCGATCAGCCTCCTCTTTGCCGCCAATGCTTGCGTCGCAGCCATCAAGGAAGGTTGTGAGCTATACAAGCAGGCGAAGACTTCTTTCATGGAGGTCAAAAGCACAGTTGACGAGGCTGTTGGCGTTTATAGGGAAGTTACTGGATTTTGGAGTAACTTTAGTAACTTCTTTAAACCCAAGGCAAAACAGTCAACGCCCAAGCCTGTGGCGAAAAAGAAAGACAAGTTCGTTGCCGTTGACGAAACCGAAGTCATGGTGGGGGTTGTCAAGCAGCTTACCGAGTTCTTCAAGATTCAAGAGCAGTTAGCTGCACACATTCGGGAAGAGGAGGAGAAGTCCAGAAACGTCTACGAACCTGACCAAAATCAAATGGAAGCCGCATTGAAGCGGGTCATGGCGCAGGATCAGATGGCGGAGTTGGAGAAGACAATAAGGGAAACGATGGTGTATCAAAGCCCTCCCGAAATGGGTGCGCTGTACAGCAAAGTGTTTGAGATGCGGGATGTCATAGCCGCTGAACAAGAAGCTGCCAGACTTGCACAGGAACAACGGGAGCGAAGATTGAGATGGCAACGACACCAAAGGGAAAGAAGCCAAAACCTGCGAGCGGGAGCAGCCGTCCTAGCCCTTATTCTTATCCTGTACCTGTGGACGTGGTTCCTGTGGTTGAAACAACTGAGGAGCTTGTGATGGGAATGGTGGGCTGGGTGGTAGCGGTTTTGTTGGTGGCCTTGATGCTGCCGTTGTTGGCGTTCATGTATCTGGACATACTGGAGACAAGGAACGATGCCAAACAGCAGTTGGAGAAGGTGGAGAAACTGAGACGGGAAATTGAGAGGAAGAATCGGGACAGTCCGAAAGAGTTTGAGGACAACCCCATTTTTGACCGGAGGAAAAAACATGAGTAAGCAACTTGAAAAAGACTCAACCTACAACGAATTTGACACCAACCACGACGGCGTGGTGACGGACACGGAGTTAGCTCGCTCTGAGCGCATGATGCAAATCGAAAACATGGACAAGATGGCCGACCAGCAAAGGATCATGGCTTGGGCAGCTTTGGTTGCACCGCCTGTACTCATTGCTTACTTGGCATCTGAACTGGTTGCACTAGACAAGGTCAATGCCCTGAATGGTTTGGTGACCACCTACTGCGCTGCGATGGGTACGATTGTGGTGGCGTTCATGGCGGCAACTGCCTACGTCCGTGGAAAGACCAACGAATGACTTTGCTCAACCCATATGTTTTGCTTGGCATCGTACTTGCCCTACTTGGCAGTTTTGGGGCTGGGTATTACAGTGGAGAGCAGGATGAGTATGAGCGCCAGCAAATAGAGATCGCCCGTTTAAACGAGCAGGCACGGGAGACAGAACAACGCATGGCGGAGGTTGCCCAGACCTACGCCCAGACCTTGAAGAAAGCCAACGATGTTGCACGGATTAAAGAAATTAAGCTTCGTACTGATCTTGCCTCTGGCGAGCGCAAGTTGTTCATTCCTGTCAAAGCGCCCGACTGCCCCGTGTCAGTGTCCGAGCCATCCACCGCTGCCAGTGGAAATACAGAAACAAGAGCCGAGCTTGACGGACGAGTTGCTCAAGCTCTTGTCGATCTCACCGCCCGAGGCGATCAAGCCATCCGGCAACTCAACACCTGCATCGACCAGTACAACCAAGTGAGGAGCATGAAATGACCCAGTTGACCGCCAATTTCTCCCTGCACGAACTAACCAAATCTGAGACCGCCCTGCGCATGGGCTTGGACAACACCCCCGGGCCAGTTGAAACCGAGTACCTCAAAATCTTGGCTGAACGTGTTCTCCAGCCAATCCGCGATCACTTCCAAAAAGGTGTCAAGGTGAACTCTGGGTATCGCTCTCCTGACTCAAATGCAGCGGTAAATGGGTCTCGTACCTCAGACCATTGCAAGGGCCAAGCAGCCGATATAGAGATTCCCGGCGTACCAAATGCGGAGTTGGCGCAGTGGATCATGGATAATCTGGACTACACCCAGTTGATTCTGGAGTTCTACACCCCCGGCATTCCTGACAGTGGTTGGGTGCATGTGAGTTACAACCCAGACAACTTAAAGAAGCAGGAGTTGACCGCCATGAAAGTCGCTGGTAAAACGCAATATGTTCCCGGACTTGTAGCTTAATCATGCCACTCCAGAAATTGCTGTTCAGACCCGGTGTAAACAGAGAAAACACCTCCTACTCTAACGAGGGTGGTTATTACGCCTCCAACAAAATTCGGTTCCGCTCAGGCCAGCCAGAAAAGATTGGCGGGTGGGCAGCCGACACGGGAACAACTGTATCTGCGTTAAAACCCCCAACGGGTACGCTTTGGGGTGTTGCTAGGGGTATGTGGAACTGGCTTAATTTAACAGGCTACAACCTGTTGGCGATAGGCACAAACCTCAAGTACTACATCCAGAACGGGCCAAACGGCTTGGTGTACGACGTTACCCCATTGCGCTCTACCACCACCGCAGGCGAAGCCACCTTTGCCGCAACCACGGGGTCGCCAATCATCACAGTCACGGATATCGCCCACGGTGCGCAGGCAGGGGACTTCGTTACGTTTAGCGGCGCGGTATCTTTGGGTGGCAACATCACTGCCGCCATCTTGAACGCAGAGTTCCAGATCACCAGCTACGTCAGTTCAAACTCATACACCATCACAGCTTCAGTCAATGCAGCCGCAGGGGACTCGGGCAACGGCGGAGCATCAGTGGTTGCCGCATATCAGATTACAACGGGTGTAGATATTTACTCTCTGAATGTGGGCTGGGGCGCAGGTACTTGGGGCGGTATCGTTTTTGGTACAGCAACAAACCAACTTAACGGCTCAATAAACAACTCCGTCACCACAATCACGGTTGATTCAACAACTGCGTTTACAGCAGCCGGAAACATCTTGATCGACTCAGAGAACATCTCTTACACAAGTAAAAATTCAACGCAATTCTTGGGATGTACCCGTGGGTTGAGTGGGACGGGTTCAGGCGCAGCCGCCTCCCACGCCGACAATGCAATAGTGACGCAGTCCACCACATTCACGGGCTGGGGTTCTCCTGCGGCTACAGGTATCGGCATTCAGCTTCGTTTGTGGAGCCAGTCAAACTTTGGCGAAGACCTGATCTTCAACCCCCGTGGCGGTGCGTTGTACTACTGGGCAAACGCAGCATCTGCCAGCACATTCAACCGAGGCCAATACCTTGGCCCAAGCACCGCTGTTGTTACAAAGTCCGGGACGATTACCACTGACTCATCTTGCCCAACGGTTGCCAACTTCGTTATGGTGTCGGATGCCTCAAGGTTTGTTCTTGCGTTTGGTGTAAACGACTACGGCACTACCGTCCAAGACCCCTTGCTGATACGTTGGTCTGACCAAGAAAGTTTTGCTACATGGATTCCGGCTGTAACAAACCAAGCGGGTAGCTACCGACTGAGTCATGGTTCACAAATTGTGACCGCCATGCAGACCCGACAAGAAATTTTGGTGTTGACGGATTCAGCCATTTATTCCATGCAGTACCTTGGCCCACCGTATGTCTGGAGTTTCCAGATCATGGGCGACAACATATCTATTGCTGGGCCAAATGCGATAGCAACCGCTAACAACATCACCTACTGGATGGGTACAGACAAGTTTTACATGTACTCTGGTCGGGTGCAGACCTTGCCGTCTACCCTGCGTGAATACGTGTTTAACGACATCAACCTTGAGCAAGCGTTTCAGTTTTGCGCGGGGACAAACGAGGGTTACAGTGAAGTATGGTGGCAGTATTGTTCTGCCAACTCATCCGTGGTTAACCGCTATGTGATCTACAACCACTTGGAAAACACTTGGTATTACGGCGACTGGGACAACTACCAGAATCTAAACCAAGGCCGCACAGCATGGTTGGACAGTTCCCTTCGCTCATTCCCAATGGCAACCACATACGGCGTGGCAGGTGGCAACTCAAACGCACAGCTTCTGTACCATGAGAGCGGAGTGGATGACGGCACAGTGAACCCGTCCGTGCCGATTGTGGCGCAGGTGACTTCTTCTGATTTTGACATTGGGGATGGACACAACTTTGGGTTTGTCTGGAGATTGATCCCTGACTTGACGTTTGACGGATCGAATGTGAACCAGCCGACCGCCATGTTTACGGTACTGCCCCGCGCCAACTCAGGTGCGCCGTATGGCAACTCAAACAATCCTGATGTGGTCAGTACGCAGAACTACCAGAACACCAGAACCTATGCCATCCAAGAGTTCACCCAACAGGTGTATGTGCGGATTCGTGGTCGTCAGATGGCGTTTAAGGTAAGTTCAGACGAGCTTGGTGTTCAGTGGCAGTTGGGTGTGCCTCGGATTGACATCAGACCAGACGGCAGGCGCTGATGGCAACCATCATCAACCGATATCGCCCAGTCGTCCAGCCACGACTGCCAGCGGCTCCGAACGAGTACAACGCCGAGTTTATTGAGCAGTACTCAAACATCCTGCGCCTGTATTTCAACCAGCTTGACAACCTGACCGGGGCGCTTTTGGGTGAGTCCGGCGGGCGGTTTATCCGCTTCCCGTACGGGGCATTCTCCAGCGACCAAGATCAGGTAACCACGGCAAACACAGCCACGTTGATGACGCTTAACACCACGGATTTTTCCAATGAGGTGTCGATTGCTACATCCAAGATTACAGTAGCCAATTCAGGTATATACAACCTTCAGTTTAGTGCGCAGTTTCAAAACACAGACGTGCAACTGCACGATGTTTATATTTGGCTGAAACAGAATAACGTAGACATCACAGGCTCAACCGGATTTGTCTCAATCCCCAACAGCCACGGTGGTACACCCGGTCACTCAATCATTGGCTGGAATTATTTCTTGGAAATGGATGCAAATGACTATGTAGAAATTTACTGGTCGCCAACCGATGCCGCTGTAACCATCCAGCATTTAAACGCTTCTGGCACGCCAACCAAGCCGTCTACCCAGTCTGTGGTAGCCACACTTTCGTTTGTGTCCGCGCTCTCAACATGATAAAGTCCACCAACCCCCTATTTATGAGGCAAAAATGAGCCTACAACACGCTGCAAAACATCTTGAGAAGCATGGTCGCAATGGCGATACGGTGCTTGTTCACATGTCCAAAGGGGAAGTAAAAAGCCTGAACGACATCGCTATGGCTGGTGGCGGGCATTTGACCATCAACCCCCATACAGGTTTACCCGAAGCAAGTTTTTTGAAGCGCATGCTTCCGATGGTCATTGGCGCTGGCTTAGCCGCTACTGGTGTTGGCGCTCCTATGGCAGCTTTGATGGTGGGTGGTGGATATACCGCAGCAACAGGCAGCTTGAAGAAAGGCTTAATGGCTGGCTTGGGCGCTTATGGTGGCGCTGGTTTAAGTGGTTCTTTGATGCAAGCTGGCGCATCATCGGTTGCTCCAGAAGCGGCGGCGACGGCAGTCCCAGAAGCGGCGGCAGTAGCAACACCCCCAGCCCCTATTGTGGATGCAAGTAAATTTCCAACAGGGGAAGTGTTTCAACCTCCACCAAGTGCAGGGCATACGGTAGTGGATTCTGTTGGGAATGTATCGCGGGCTATGCCTCGAGTCGAGGTCGCTCCTGTAGAGTTACCTGCTGCCTCCGCCCCTGTAACCGGGTCTGGTAGTCCTATGGGTGGTATAGGGTATCCCTCTCAAGCAGTTGTTCCCGTTCCCGTTACCGCAACTGCGCCCTCTGCTCCAATGCTGGATTACACCTCAGCAGGCACTGCTCCGGGTATGAAAGCGCCTTTGGATACTTCAGCGCCAAGGATGGCTAATTACGATATAACAAACCAAAAAGCGCTTTTGGAGGGTAACTACAACTTGGCGCGACCAGTACCTTCGCCCGCAGCAACTGCTACCGCCAACCCTCCCGCTCTTACCCCAGAAAACATGACTACCGCCCAGCGGTTTGAAGCACTGAAGAAGGGGGCGACTTTTGACAACCTTGTAAATTATGCTAAAGAAAACCCAATGTCAGTGTATAGCTTAGCCGCATCCGCGCTGACACCTGACGCAAAAGCAAGAGAGAAAAAACCCGTTGATTCTGACCCCGGCCAGCAGTTTGACTACCAAGCCAACGCAACAACCCCAACACCCATGTCCGACCCGTACGGTACGGAACAAAAATATTACAACCAGCGGTATGTCCCACGGGCTGCTGGTGGTGGCATGATGGCTTCTGGCGGTTTGTCCGATGCGCGGTACAACCTTGGTGGTTACTCAGATGGTGGCCGACTGCTTCGTGGCCCCGGTGACGGCGTGTCTGACTCTATCCCTGCTGTGATAGGCAAAAAGCAACCTGCACGTTTAGCCGACGGTGAATTTGTGATACCTGCGCGTATCGTGTCCGAGTTGGGCAACGGCTCGACTGAGGCTGGCGCACGTAAGCTGTACGCCATGATGGACAGGATTCAGAAAGCTCGCGGTAAAACTGTGGGTAAAGGTAAGGTTGCGAAGAACAGCCGGTCTGAAAAATATTTGCCAGCATGAACGCAGTCACAAGCATCGTATATGCCAACGAAGACCCAGCCACGTTTGTGGATGAGTTGCAGCACATTTTGCAAGAACATTACGATGAACTGTGTGTAACTAAAGATTTTCCCTTAGCGCCAGACTACTTGGCCTACGGGCGTTTGGCAGTAAACGGTATGTTGCGGTGCGTCACATGCAGGGCTGAAGGGAACTTGATTGGTTACATAATCTTTATTGTGCAACCGCATTTACACTATATGTCCTGCAAGACCGCCTTTGAAGACATATATTTTCTCAGGAAAGAATTCCGTCAAGGCCGTACTGGAATTAGATTGTTTCAGTATGCCGAGGACGTGCTCAAGCAAGATGGTGTCAACAGAATCATCATGCACACCAAAATTCATTTGGACAACTCTCGGCTGTTTGAGTACCTCGGGTACAAGCACACCGACAAAGTCTACACAAAAATATTGAGCACGGAGCCAGTATGAACTACTCACGCAGACAACTTTACGCATTAGGCGAACCACTTGGCGAGTGCGTAACTCGGTTAAAACCCGGCGGTCGTATATACGGCGGCGGTGACAGCCCACCTGCGGAAACAACACAAACAAACGTAATGGAGTTGCCCGATTGGGCCAAAGGCTATGCCAAAGATACGCTGGCAAAAGGCGCGGCTCTTACCGACATTAGCCAGAACCCGTACCAACAATACGGTGGTGAGCGGATTGCTGGGTTCCAGCCTTTGCAACAAAGAACATTTGAGACAGCAGAGCAGATGCAGCCATCCCAACAAGTAGGGCTTGGTTCTAGCATTGCTGGCATGGCGGGTCTCGGCGCGCTCGGTACAAATTACCAAGGTGGTAGATTTTATGGCGGTCAATTTAACGAACAAGCCGCTCAAGATTACATGGATCCATACGCTAAAAATGTGGTGGATTACCAGAAAGCTCAAGCTTTACGGGATTTTCAAATTGCTCAACCGATGCGTCAAGCCCAAGCAGTACAACAAGGTGCGTTTGGTGGCAGCAGGTCAGCAATCATAGATGCTGAAGCACAGCGTTCTTTAAATTCTCAACTTCAAGGCATTGAGGCTACAGGTCGGCAAGCTGCGTTCCAAAACGCCCAGCAGCAATTTGAACGTGATCAGGCTCGGCGTTTACAAGCTCAAGGCATGGGCGAGCAGTCACGCCAGTACGGCGCTGGTTTGGGTATGCAGGGTCTCCAAACTGGATTGCAGGCCGCAGGTCAGTTGGGTCAACTTGGTCAAACCGAGTATGGTCAAAGAATGGGTATCACTCAGTTGCAAAGTCAATTGGGCGCACAGCAACAACAGCAAGCCCAGCGTCCGCTGGACATGGCGTATCAGGACTTCATCAACCAACAGAACTATCCGTATAAACAGTTGGGCTTTATGTCCGACATGATCCGTGGCTTGCCGCTGGGTCAGCAGTCTACGCAATCGGTTTATCAAGCTCCTCCATCTACATTGCAAACTTTGGGTGCGCTTGGTATGGGGGCTTATGGTGTTAATCAAATGTTTGGATCACCTACTCCTCAAGCAAGAGCAGCAGATGGTGGTTTAACTGGATACGCTGTCGGTGGGGTAACAAGCGATCAAAATATAGAAAGTATTCTTGACAAGCTTAGTGATGAACAATTGGTACAAGCCAAAGAAGCAGCATTAAATCGTCGTGATGTTGAACAAGCGCAAATGATTGACGCAGAAATGGCTGAACGCGCTTC